CAAGATGATGGATAAACTTCCGGTCCTCACTAGCCCACTGTGTTGGTGACATCACTATTGCGATTCTCTCAACTTTACGCTTAGTTAATTCATTCAATAGAAATTTCATGCTGTTGTTGAAATCCTCAATGTTCATATTTCCTAAATCCTCACTATCATCTGAGTATTTACCCTCAGCTTGTTTCCAGTATGGAGGGTCGAGGAATACGAGCGCCGGTTTCTGCAGGTCCTCAGGCAGTCCGTCTTTTATATCCCATTCTCTGATATCTCTTTCTCTTCCAGGAATCACCTTCCTATCGCTGACATAGTACCGGCGAAACATTCGCTTACATACATCTGCTGTAGTACCACCACCACCAAAAGGATCATACACTATATCTAAAGGCTCGGTATGATAATGAATAAGGTTCTCCATAAAATACTTCTGGGAAAGCTCCGAAGTGTTACGGTCGTTATCTTGCTTTGGCGTATTCCAGTATGTTGTATAGAAGCGGTTTGAATTCTTTAGCGAAAATAGACAAATGTCCTTTTTCGCTACTTTCTATAACATCTGATACTGTCCTCTGAGGTACACCAACACTATCAGCAATAGACTCCTGTGTATTCCACGCTTTAAGATACAGGTCAACTATCTGCCTATCTCTATCTTCCTTCTGTGCTTTGGCTTGCGTTTCAGTCCACCGCTGGATAGATTTCTCGGAGACTCCTAAGAGAGTAGATAATTCTTTAACTGTCATCTCGCCGAACATCTCTTGAGCATATTTACGCTTCTCGTCATTCGACAACTGCAAGCCGTGGTTGCTGTTTAGCTGATATGCAAGCTTTTTCAATTCCTTTTCGCTTTCAGTTTCAATAACTTCATACGATATTTCTTCAACGCCTGCCAACTGGTGGGCTTTCCATCTGTGGAAACCATCAATCAATATATTATTCTGATTGATTTTGATAGCTGGCAAAAACTCAATACTATCTGAGTACTTTTGAATCTGTGCTTGATTAGGCTCAAGCCTTGGATATAAGTCATCCCTAAATACAAGATCTGTCGTTTTGATCTTATTCATCTCTGGCACATTCTACTCCTTAAATAAAAAAGCTGCCTTAGATAGCGGGAGGTAGCACCCTCAGTTTCCCAAGGCTCCCGCTGTCTCAAGCAGCTCTCGAATGTTTTTTCACAGTGCTACACGTGAACCAATAAAATAACTATACACCATTTGGGCCATCCATGTCAAGCGCCTTAATAGCATCCTCCACACTCCGCACCACCACGTAGCGATGCCCAAGCTCTGTGACACGTCTCTCAAACTCCCTCTGCCTCTCCGACTGTCGGCCTTTGGCCGTTTTGGTCTCAAGGAAAACCACGCGCCCGGGAAGCACCACTGTTAGGTCTGCGACACCGGAGACCAGCCCCGATTGTGTAGCCCGTTGCATCCGTTGGTAGCCTCCACCGCCACGAACTCTACCGAGCAGCTCATTAGGGGTTGAGTAGAGATAATAGCCCATCATCCGCAGCGTATCGACTATCTGCTTTTGTATATCATACTCACTCATTTTAACCTCCATCAAAAAAAATTATTATCAACTCAATTACCCTCAGGGGAGTACCCTCAATTACCCTCATGATAGCTTACCACCCTCTTACCCTCCCCCTAAAGGGGGAGGGGTAATTGAGGGTAGTGGAATCCAGCTATTTCACCCTCACCCCCCTGGGGTACCCTCAGAGGCTGAGGGTAATTGAGGGTAATTGTTTTTCATCATCATTTATCTCTCATAAGTCCAATAGTTTTAATGATATCCGGCGCTACAATGAGCAATCCTGGCACCCTCTCGCGTATATCTCCAGACTCAAGACAGGCAAAAATAAGTCCTCTTTTTGCACTCGGACCCATAACATTATTGATGGTTCTCTCGGCGTATACCTCATTATCGACTAGGTAGTCACGCAGTGCTGAGCGTGTAATGTATGGCAAATCGTCGACGAATTCGCCTGACTTTGAGGCCCATGCGTCGGCAATTAATTTAAGATATCCTGATAGTTTTGCGTCTCTTTTTGGTGTGCGCTCTCGCTCATCTGGTACTGCTATACAGGTTGTTACGTTGTTTCCAAACTTGCCGATTCCCATCTCCACAACCTCGAGATCAAAATTAATAGACACGCCTTTGCTAGGTAATTCGCGCTGCTTTTTTACCTCAGCCACGCGGACACCGCTCTCATCAGAGACCTCAATCTCCGTGGATATGTGCGCCTGGATCCCGCTCCAACCGCGTGAGCCTGCGGCCTTGTTTTTGCCACTGTGATGTATCATCAATAGCGCCGCCCCTGTTGCGTTTGCTACGGCATCAAAGCGGTCCATGATTGGGCCCATATCCTCGCCCGAGTTCTCATTAGCCCCGGATGACATCCGCGCGAGCGTGTCGCAAACTATCAATTTAACAGGCTGTCCCTTAACCTCCTCTATCTCCCGGCAAAGCTCGATGACTGAGTTAGCATCATTAGCGCCGTTATAAAAGTTTAACGGGATCGGCACCATTGCGAGATTGGAGAGGCCCTTACCAGCGTGGCGACGTATCGCCTGCATGCGTTGCCGGATGGTACCCGGTGCCTCCGATGCGAGGTATATAACAAGCCCGCCATCTACCTCTTTGCCAAAAAAAACTTCGCTCTCCGACACTGCTGCGGCAAGTGATAGCGCCCAAAACGTTTTGCCCGAGTTAGAGGACCCATACAGGACGGCAAGACTGCGCGCAACTAAAAGATCCTGGACTATCTCGTCCGGTGCCTCATACGCATCCGGCATCTCGTCGCCAAAAACAACTTGTAACCTCTCTGATGTGAGTCCCTCGCCATCAGATAAAAGCGTCCTTACATCGCCTCCAGCTGCTCGGTAATCGTTGGCGTCATCGCCAACCGTTGGCGGCATAACGACCCGCACGCCATGCTTAGCAGCTGCCTGGTTTGCTAAATCTTTACCCCGCCCGCTCTTGTCGTTATCGGCAACAATGATGATTGACGCCACCGGGTAACGTTTGCGCATTGTCCCGGTTACATCGGACAGGTTGTGGGATGAGTATGCGACTACCGTCGGTCGGCCAGTCTCCTCGTAAATCGTGGCCGCTGTGGCAAAGCCCTCGGCAATGTAGATCCGCTCGGCGGCGTCGCTGAAGTCGCCGAGTAGGTGGAAGCAGCCCTTGTCAAGCCGTTAGAATGGAATAATTAGTACCATAAGCATCGATGTATTGTAAAGTAGACAGCTCACCATCCGTATTATAAAAGCGGCAGTACGAGTCGACCGTCACCGCTAACTTTAGCCCCGTGTGACTTAACATCTTTTGTTTTGAGATATGGATGCTCATTACTTGCTAGTTGGCACGTTGACCATATACTGGCGGTTGTATCAGCTGTTATCTCAGCCCTCTGCTCCCGGATTGCGCGCGCCCTCTCTTGCGCCTCTTTTATATGCGCCGCCCGCGCCATCGATTCAGCCGGTGATAGCTCGCGCCCGATAATAGTCTCGGTAAATGTTGATTGGACGCCGGAACGCCAACAGCCAAACGCTCCCGCGTGTATCCCGTCTGGGAAGCCGACGTACCAACCGGCTTTGTCTCTACCTGACTCGCTTGTTGGATACCTGTGCAACTGCGCGTCAAATACTATCTCTTTTGGCGGAGTGATCCCTGAGGCGGCAATCGCCCGCCTGAACTGCTCCTCCGGTGGCGGTAATATCTCTGGCTCCGGTGGAGACCACGGCCCATTGAGTATATTTTCAAGACTGGCCATGCATAACCTCTTTTTTATATATGATTTTTCCCCAAAGATATCCAAAGGTCATGCGGTTTATGACACCGTTAGAGTACCATCTACATAGTTTTGTTTGCTTGTCTTCTTTTTCCATTTTTAACATCTCCTTTGTTTTATTTATATTACCACATCCAAAAAAAATGTAAATAACTATTTAATTTTTAGAACGGAATAAGGTCATCATACTCGCGCTCTACATCCACCCACTCCCGTGATATAATTCGGGGGAACTTGCCGTCCATCTTGTAATTTATTTGATCTGGTGCATCAGCACCTGCGAGTGCCCGGCAAAGCTCGGCTGCATCGGCAGGCTTGTTAAGGTCAACCCCGGCCCTCCAGGCAATCTCCTTAAGCGTTGCCATTGCCTTAGCCCCTGCGTATCCGTCGTGCCAGATTACTAGATACTCATGGATTGGCCTGTCAGATAGCGCTGATCCGTGGTAGGTGACGCGCAACATCTTCTTTCCACTCTTCTTCCCAGTGTACTCGATCCATTCCCAGTATAATATTTTTAAATTTTGTATTGTGTCTGAATATACATCATCCTCACGCCGGTACAGTCCCTCGGACGGCTCCGGCGGTGGGAACTCATGGCCGCAGAACTCACAGATGCGTAGCGACGCGTGTATTAGATAATGACACTCAGGACATTCTTTTACTGGCGCTATCCCATCGCCATCACCATTACTAGAGGGTGGGCGTACATTGGTGATTGGGCCATGGGTCGCTACGACACCGGCAAAGTCTAGCACTAGACAGTCTTTTTTACCTGGGGCAACCCTCATCCCCCGGCCTACCATCTGCACGTATAGCCCGGGCGAGAGTGTCGGTCGGCAGAGCGCGAGCAGGTCTATACCTGGATAATTAAATCCGGTTGTAAGCACGTTAGCATTTGTGAGTGCCCTGATCGCTCCGCTTTTAAATTGCTCGATGAGCGCATCACGCTCGGATTGTGGTGTCTCGCCGGTGATCGTCTCTGCAGATACGCCGTGCATCCGTAGTGCATCCCTCATATGGTAGGCATGTTTGACGCCAGCGCAGAACACTAGCCACGCTCTTCTGTCGGCCCCCAACTCGCATATCTCACCCGCAACGGCCACAGTCTTATCATCCACATCCACCGCAGATTGTAGCTCGGACTCTATATACTCGCCGCCACGCTTGTGCACACCGTCGGCGGATAGTCTAGCGTCAGTCGCGCGGCTTACCGGCTTTGTGAGATATCCGCCGTATACAAGTAGCTCAACCGTCATTGGCTCAAGGATCTCGTCGAACAGTGCCATGCCAGAGGTTATAAGCCCATGCCCGAGCCGGTACGGTGTAGCGGTGAGCCCGACAACGCGCATTGCCGGGTTGATAATGCGTAACGCCTTGATGAGTTTGCGATACGTGCCCTCGTCCTTGTGCGAGACAAGATGCGCCTCGTCGATGAGGAGTATATCGATATGGCCGATATCACCGGCCCGACCCCGCAGCGATTGGATACCTCCAAACGTTATTGGCTCATGCAGCTCTCGCCGGTTAAGCCCGGCCGAGTATACACCCGCCGGGGCATTCGGCCACCACTCCTTTAGCTCTCTATAGTTTTGCTCGATCAATTCTTTAACGTGTGTAAGCATTAATATCTGAGTACTCGGCCAATTATTTATTGCATCAGCGCATAACGCCGCGATGATAACACTCTTGCCGCTGCCCGTGGGCAGGACCATCACCGGGTCACCGGTGGCAGTGGAGAGATAGTTATATAGATCGTCGATTGCTTATTTTGGTACGGTCTGAGTTGCACTCACGATCCTCCCATCAAATACCTCGCGCACCATCTCTGCATCATCGTCGTTTAATGTGCCACCGCTTAAAACCTCCGGGAGAGTGTAACCGTCCTCGCCTACCATAACATCTTGTCCATCCACGCGATAGCAAGCTGTAGTGTCGGTGCATTTTTTAGCGACAAGGTCCCACGGTACAAGATGCGGGCGGATAACGTGTGCACTGCATCCGACCCTCTCGACTGCCTCGGGGATATCCGTCTTGTATCGCTCACACAGCCACGCCCCATCCGGCCTCAGTGTCGAGTGTACACACGTCCGGCAATTAACCTCTCGCACCGGCTCTCGGTCGTGACAAATAGAGGAGAACGGGCAAAACTTGCATTGATACCATGACGGGTCCTCGCTAATCCGTATACCAGGATCCTCGGCCTGTACTATTAGCTTGGCTTTTTCTATCAACTTTTTTGCAAGCGGCATATCAATGCGCACGCGTTCGGTATAATATTCATCATCATTTTTGTTACAGCCACGTATAAAGCACGATCAAGGCCGAGTCCTAACATATAGGCCTGCATCTGCGCGTAGTGTTTAGGATGTGCACTCTCAACGCCTTTTGCTTTTAAAGTCCGGAAGCTCTTATCGCTGTGCGTTTTTATCTCAAGCAAGTGACGTTTCTTAGGCGCCTCAGGCACGCCTGAGTAGATTATCCCGTCTACGCTGCCGCGGACGGCGTAGCCAAAGTCAACACCCTTCTGAGCCTCACCGATGTCCATCCCAATCGCGTGCAAGTCCGCGATAACAGTTTCTTCCTCTCGATGGCCACGGCGGAAGAGCCGGAGGATCCGGCCTGGGAACTGCTCGGGTGCTACCCACCTAAACGCATACCACGCCCGTCGTATGCACGGCTCACCTACTGCGGAGAGCCCGAAGTGTCGACGTGGTGGCTCTTGATTCCCCTCGTGGTACCTATTGATAAGCGATTTGACCGAGTGTTCTTTTTCTGGTATAATTGACATATCGTTTACTCCTTTGTTTGCCCCGGCGTAGTGCCGGGGCTTTTTATCACATTACTTCTTAGCCCATGGTGGTGTAGGTACCCCGGCGCTCGCAGGCTGAGGGTCCCCATCAGTAGACTTTGACGGCATCGGCAAGTTACCGCCCTCAAGGGCTTTCCACCCCTTAACATTGTTTTTAGGGTCTGGGTACTGCTCAGTACCAGGCTCAACAGTAACTTTTATTTGACACTTACCGCCAATTAACTGATCGGTGTCTTGTACCTTTTTTAATCCAATTGCTCGCATCAGATCGCCGAGATTCTGGCGCCCGATCTCCTCGGCTTTAGGATTAGGATTAGCCACGGTTATCATCGAGAATAGGACGCGGCCCTCATGACTCGGGGCCATTACATCATATCTCACGTTAATGTATTTCCCAGTACCGGCCTTTGTATCTTTCAGATCAGCTGCTGTGATTTTTGCAATATACCATCCTGCCGGTATTGGATCAAAACCCACACTCTCAGGCATCTCATTAACATTAAATTCCTGTCCTAAAAAACCCATATTATTCTCCTTCTCTTGTTATTTGGAACGCTGGTCGTCCCGGTTTGGTTGTGATAGCCTCGGTTAGAGGCTCCGTAATGCTCGCATCTGCAATCTTCCATTGCGCTGCGTTGATCTCCGCCTTCCAGCGGAAGAGGCTTTGCAGGTGGTCGAAAATTCCGTTAGCAAGAGCAACCTCCTGCAATTTATCAGTGTCAACTTTTCGGCTCATTCGGCCTGTTACCTTGATCTTGTACGCGCCAGCCTCGGCGCTTTGGGTACCCTCTAGCGTCTCCGGGATCCCGATGAGCGACAGGAGACGATCCTCAATCTGTCGCCTCGATTCAACTGCGCTTTTTTTCTACTTGCTTGGCTTCCATCCATTCCTGTGCAAGTTCCTCATCTGTCATTGTTTATTACCCCCTCTCAGTTTTTCGATGATCGCTCCCATGTCAGCTGGTTCCCAAAACTCGAGACGGTTTAACTCCGTGGTGCGCGTTTTGGCTTGCCACAGGCCATCAGTGTCGGTCATAATGGCCCGGTGCGATACTCCCTCATCATCATTCTCCACCCTCAGTGCAAATACAAGATCGAAAAAATACGGGAGCGACTGCGACAATTTGTTACCCGGCATGGATGGCCCGTAAAGTACTCGCCCACTTTCGTCGATTATCTTCTCCGCTTTAGCTGTAAACAACACGTGTTTATTGGCTATGTCGCGGAACGCACGGATCATCTCCGCCATGGTGTCTTGCAATGCACCGTAGGCGGCGCGTGGGTCTTTCGCTTTGGCTTTTTCGGCGTGCAGGACAACCTCGGCGATCTCACTCAAGCTGTCAAGACAGATAGACTGATATTGCGCAGCCTCCTCACTTTCGACCCCACTGATACACCTCATTTAAGTCATCCATATCTGTTATTTGGATGTACGGTATATCCGTATCAGCGAGTGAGCGCAATCCGCCCCTCAGCCGATAGGATAACAGGGTTTGGCATCGTCTTGATGAGAGTCGTTTTTCCAACTCCCGCTTGTCCGTAGACAAGCGCCTTGATCCCAATCGTCGACACGTCTATCGTGGATCTTAATTTGATAGCCATTAGCTACCTCCTATGTTTTTTTCCGGACGCTTTGCAATGCAGGTTGTCCGGTTGATAAATGAACATTACATCAATATAATAATATTGTCAATGTTTTAAATAAAAATATTTTACAAAACTTTCCAATATCGAAATAACCAAAAAAAGTGCAATAAACCCTCTTTTATGTCTTTTTGGTTGACAGTATTATAATGGTCGTGTATAATTAATTTATAAGGTTAAGGAGGACGAGATGAAAACAAAGAGAGATTACCTGGACAGGGCAGAGCGGTAGCGTTAAGGCAATGGAGGAA